GCCATGGAAGGTCTTCGCGCGACGCTGCGGAGGCCGTTCGGCATCGAAAACCGGTGGATGGCGACCATGTGCGGATGGCGGCTCGTTTTTGCCTCCGGGACCATATGCGAGGGCCGTTCCTACAGCGTCATTCCAACGTTTTCGAGGTGTCGCGCCACCACTGCGGCCATGTCGGCGGCGGGTTGGCTTGACGGAAACGGCCAAATGGTGTGTTTGTGTCTTGGTTTTGGCTTGTTTCCAGCGCTGAGCCTGTGGATAACTCAAGTCAGTGGCAACAAATTCTGTGATGGAATTGTGAACAAAACTTCAGATTCAGCGAAGACCACACAAAGTTCGGCACCCTCGACACGCCGTGTTTTGTCATACCCCATGGTGTATCACGCGCGCGCACGAGAATGACCCTCCCAAACCCCAATAGATGTAGTGTGTAGGTGTAGGTATATATGGTATGTTGTTGTTGTTGTTGTTGGTCTATATAGATATAAGCGCGTGACGTGCGCGCGCGCGCGCGCGTATACACCCCCCCGAGCATGGTTGTCAAGTCGTGTTCACATAAAAAGGCAAAAAAAAACCCTAGAACACCCGGCTACGTTTTCCTACATCCTACGTTCCGTGCGGAAACCAACGATTTCCGACGCGCCGTAGTTGAAAACTCATAGCGGGTGTGCTAGGGTTGAACTTGTCGAAAAACAACCTTACCACAGGAGAAACCCATGAGTCACACATTCCGCAAGCCGCAGGACCCGCCAGCGCTCGACATCAGGCCATACCGGAACATTCCCAACGGCCTAGCCCGGGAAGTAAACGGCCTTACCACGGCCGCCCAGAACAGCGAACACACGTTCATCGACGCACGGCTCCAGACCGTCGCCATGCCCGTCATGGACGGCACAGGCAAGCCACGCTGGAACGACGCATACTACGACGCGTTCTGGTCTCTCCGAAACGGTGACCTGCGCCTCAGCGAAGACGGCGGCACCATGTACGCCCGCGACACGAACTGGCTCGGCGGAGACATTCCCAACACGTGGCACCCCATCAGCAGCCTGTCCGAGGAATTCGGCTTCCCCACCGGAAGCCACGCCGTACGCAACCTCGAACCAATGTTCCGCGCCGAAACCCTCAAACTCCCCCGCCTCACGCGCGGAATGATGTTCGGCGACACCGCCTTCCACCCACAAGGCAAACACAGCGTCGTGGCCGAAGACGCCGACAAAAACGGCGCATACCTGTACGTGGACAACAGCACATGGCTGTACGACAGCAAGAAAACCGCCAAAATCGTCGAAAAAGCCAACAAGTTCATCGCCCAGCTCACCGCCGACGACGCGAGCCGCGAAAACCTCCTCCGCATGTTCGCCACCCCATTCCTCGAACCGTACAAGCATCTCTTCTACGTGTTCTACGGGCACGGCGGCGACGGCAAAAGCTTCCTGCTCGGACGGCTGGGCGACACCTACCCGGACAAGGCCGGAGGCATCGGCATCAAAGCCCTCAACTCGCCCAGCGTGTTCGAAAGCGGCAACGAGGCGTTGAAGCTCGACGGCCGCTATTGGGTGTACGACGAGGAAGGCGACATGCTCACCGACAAGGACATGGGCATCATCAAACGCATCGCCACCGGCGACACCATCCACGCTCGCGGCGTCGGCCGCAACAGCGTCAACGTGCGCTCGCAGGCCACGCTCGTCATCGCAAGCAACCATCCGCTGGCAACCAGCAACGGCGACGCCAACATGCGCCGCCTCGTGCCCGTCATGTTCTCCGGCCGCAAAACCCCGCAGCAGATGCAGCCGTTGGCCGACTTCATCGACGAATACGGCATGACCCCGTTCATGCTCGCGAGCGCCATGCTCTGGGCCGACAAGCCGTTGGACGACGACATCCATCGCGACATCAGCTTCAACGACAGCGAACGTGACTTGGACGAACGCGCCATGTGGATCGTCAACGAAATCTGCGAGAACGGCTTCGCCGACACACGCGCCTGCCCGTACATCGGCCACACGAGCGGCAACACGTACAAGATGCTCGGCGTCGGCCTACGCAACAAGCGCATCGACGGCAAAGTCTGCTCCGTTCGCATCGTCATCGACGAAGACCGATTCGCACCATACCGCGAACGCTACGAGAAGGAGCTGAACGAAACCCGCCTCCCCCTGCTCGAAGACCTGCCCGTGCCCGAAGCGCAGACCGACATGGAACGGCGTATCACCGAATGCGGCGAAATCGTCGACATCAAAGCGCCAGAAGGCTTCAAGCTCCACAAGGAGCCAACCGACCCGAACAATCCGAAAGCCGTCCGCAACTGGAAGAACGGCACGCAGGAAGACACGGTTGAAATCGGCCAAGGAGACGTGTACGCCGTCATCCCCCAGCCCGGCCACATCATCATCGACATGGACGCGCCCAAGGACGACCACAGCCGCCACGGATACAACATCCTCCGCCCCATGCTCGAACCCACCCGCATGGTGCATACGCCCACCCACGGCGGCGTCCACGCCTACTACCGGCTCCCCGAAGGCTGGACCGGCAAGCTCAAGAACACCAACCACGCCGACGGCATCCCCGTGGACGTGAAAGTCGATGGACGCGGATACGTGCTCGGCGCCGGTTCCAACATCGACGGCATCGGCTTCTACCAGCTGGTAGGCGACGAGACCGACGTGCAGGAAGCGCCAATCGAACTGCTCAACTGGCTCGTCGAACACGGATACGGTGTCAAACCCATGCCGAAACCAGCCAAAGTCATGCCCGGCGCGCCGCGCAACGGACGCCCGGACCTCACGCCAGTGCCCGAAGGACGCAGAAACGACACGCTCTACAGGTGGGCTTGGGGACGACTCCACAACCATGAAGACAACGAAACCAACATCCACGACGAACTCGTACTCCGTGGCCACATCAGCGGCCTTGGAGACGCCGAAATCGAACGCATCTGGCAGAGCGTGAAGGAAACCGCGTGACCAACCCAATCGGCCGCTTGTGCGACACCGGCGCATGCCACGTGACAGACGACAACCGCATCATGTTCAACATGCGGACTAGAATGATAACCACGCGCAATGTCAGACCGGCATGCGCAATCATCGGACGAAACCCAGGAAAGGAGCACGAATGCGCGACAAGCTCACCGAAATCGCATACGGAGCAATCGTCATCATAGCGACCGCCATGCTCGCAATCGCATGGTATTGCGAATACGCGAACACGCCGGTGCATTACACGACGGTACAAACATTCGACGAAGGCGGCTTCGAACACGACTGCCTCGTCGTAACCTACAAGAAGGACATGGCACTTGACTGCACCAATCCAAACGATTGAGAAACAAGCCCGCGCAATCCAAGAAGAACTCGGACGGCACCTCGCCTCACTGCCCAAAGACTTCGACGATGCGAAAACATTGAAAGCACAAATAGACCTACGCAGGGCGTATAATGCTGCTACGGACATCGTGGAACTCACGATGAGGCTTAGACTGGAAAGGCTGATATGAATTTTCGTTCACGATACAACCACATCCGACTAGTGGAAGGAACAGACCCGAATGCGAACGGTACCGGAATGGGAGGCTCTGAAGGCTCGAATGGAAGCGGAGCACAGGAGCCGACAATCACCCAAGCCCAGCTCGACGCCATCATCAGCCGAAAGCTCGCCAAGGAACGCGAAAAGCTCGAAGCAGCCCAGAAAGCAGCCGAAGACGCCCGAAAGCTAGCCGAGGAAACCGAGAAACGCGTCAACGAGGCCCGCGAGAAAGGCATCAGCCTTGGCCTGTTGCAGGCGAAGCGCAACGCCATCGCCGAACAGTACGGGCTGAGCGCCGAACTGCTGCCGGAAGACGAGACGCGTCTCGACGAATTCGAGAAGCAGCTCGCGGCAAGCATCAACAGCCGCACGCGCGTCACCCCCGTGACCGTCGAACCGACAGCCAAAACCCCCGACTGGATGGGAACCGCCCATGCGTGACATCCGAATCCTAAGCATAGTGATGCGCGACGAAAGCGTTCCGGCGACACTCTCAGTCTTCGACGACGACATAGTGGTGACAACACCCATGGAGTTGGATGAAAACGAGAAGGACAAGCTGGTAAAACGTTTTGCCGAACGCATCATACAGCTGGGACTCTCGATGCACGACTGGAAGGAAAAGAATTGACCGACGAACTGAAGCCGCTCGCCACCGTCGAAGACACCGAAGCATACCTGCGCCACAAAGTGCCAATCGACCTCGTGGACTATGAGGAACGCAAACGCGGAGCCGCTTCCAACGTGCTCCGCATGATGTACCGCAACCAAGGCGACGATTTGGACAAGCAGGTCACGGAAGACCCGCTCACCCGCCAAATGGTCGCAGACATCATCGGCGTCAGCGTCGCGCAGGACGTGAGCCGCAAGGAAAGCGCGTCCGAAAGCGACACCGACCTGAGCGCGTTCAAAACGTTCACCCAAACGGCGGGCGGCTACAGTTTCACCGGCGAATGGCGAGGCAACACGGACGACGTGTTCTTCACCAGCAACCAGCTCAGACAACTGGGCGTCGGACGCGCCACCATAGCAAGATTCCAACTCTGATGCACTACGGACTCAAAACACACGAAATCACCATCACCACCGGCGACGGACAACACACCGTCAAGGGCATCGTGACCGCGAACACCACAAGCGAAGACACGAGCACGTTCGACAACATGACCGAAGTGAACTCGCTCACCATCCACGTCACCACGCCAGACACGCCACCGGAAATCGACGGCGGAGAACTCGAATACCATGGGAACACCTACCACGTCACCTCCATTAAACCGCCGATAGACCCCGAGAACAGGGTGATGTTCAACCCGTTCAAATGGAGCTTCAACGCGAAGCAGGCACAATACTGATGGCACGGCTCAAAGGCGCCAAAATCATGGTCGCCGCACCGAACTCGGCAACCAACCTCGTAATGCAGTCGGCGGGATTCCAACAGGAGTCACGCCGCGTCGCATCACGAATCATGCCGCAGCTGCGGATGGACTCATACAGGGGCAAGCCGCCGTCCATGACCACATACCGCACGCTCAGCACATTCAAGGGAACACGCCGAGCCGGAACGGAAATCAAATACCACAAGACACCCCATTCCGGTGACACGCTGAAAGGACTCGGACTGTGAGCAAAGACAACGAAATCGTCAACGACATCATCGACGGACTGGCGCAGCGGCTCAACATGCGCGTATATGACAAGTATCCGACAGTGAAAAACACCGGCCAGTATCCGCTCATCATCATCACACGCCAGAACGCGTCCGACATCACCCCCTACATCCGACACTTGGACATCGCTGTCACCGTGGTGACACGCGAACTCTCGGGCGAAGCCGACAACACGCTCAGCGCCGAAATCGGCGACGCCCTGACCGACTGGTACAACCAAAGCCAGTGGGACATCATGGGCGCCCCACTGCTCAACACCGCCGACATCCAACCCACCAAAGACGGGCGCACGTCCACCGTCTACGACTACCAGCTGGAGTATCTGAGTTGAAGAGCACACAGGAGTCGGTCGAAGACCTCATGGAAATACTTTCACCGGCCGCAAAAGACATCATCACCGACGAACAAGTCAGGCAAGCCCAAGCGGCCGCAGCCAGCGGCGACAAGCATCTGGCCGGAAAGGTCTTGGGAGACATCTGGAAACAGGTCGCCGAAAAATCCGCAGGATTGGAATTAGAACGGCTCGACTCCGACGCCTTCGGCAAGAAGATAGGCTGGCTTACAAGCCAACAGCATTCCGAAAAAACAGTCAGGGACTTCCTCGCGAAATACAAGCGGGAACTCGCCATCCAACCCATGCAGGAGGCCACCAACAACCTGTTCGCCATCGACTCGACGACCGAAGTCGTGCGCGAGGCGGTGGGCGAGACGTGCCCATGGTGCCTCGAACGGTGCGGAATATGGCATCCATACGACGCGAACCATTACGGCGTCTGGGCCAGACACGCCGGATGCGACTGCAAAATCTACGTAAGGAACAACCTCGCATGACCCCAACCATCAGCAACACCAACCGCCATGAAAACCCGACGCGCCGCACCACGGTGAAAACCGAAATGGTATGATGGTATCTGCAAACAACGGCACCAAATGGCCGAACACTTAAGGAGGAACCATGGCAGGGAAAACTGAAGAAGCCCTCTCAAGCCGCATGGAACAGGTCAACAGACTTATCGACAAAGCATACTCGGACATGGAAGAGTACGCCAAAAAGGCCGAAACGTCGGACGATGACCGCGAATACAACATGAGCATGGCCGCCAACGCGCAACGAAACTACGTCAGCTTCATGCAACTGCTCATGACCATGACAAAAAACTTCGACGAAGCGGTGAAAGTCGATTCGCACAAAAGCAGGACCACCGCCACCAAAGCACCGAAAACCACTCTTCAGAAACTCGTAGCGAAGGAAGCGAAACGCTCATGACACTCACCATCGTGGACGAACAGGCAATCTCATTCCCATGGATTGAACTCGTCAAGAACGCATACTCCATGCGCGTGCGGGTCACCAATTTCAGCGCGGTCGGCAAACGCAGCTTCACCCGCATCCTTTCCAAAGCGGTCGGCGGAGCCAACTCCTACTTCCTCATGCAGGACGGAGACCCACTCAGCACCGACTACCTCCCCTCCGAAGACCTGCAACTGGAAAAGGTCTCCGCAGTGGGCTTGGACGGACGTTGCTACGACGAGAACGCCAACGAAATAAACGAAAACCTCCGATGCCTTACCCTCAGCCACGCGCCGGTCACCGACCAAGCCGTACTGTTGGCGCAGCGCGCCATGGTCATCGAAGGACTCATCTCCCAGAACCTCGAACACCTCATGCTGCCCGAACCGGTCGTGGTCGGCACGTCGCCCGATGTGGTAATCAAAACCGACCCGAGCAAGAGCGCGTCCGATTGGACGAAATTCGACGCCAACGACGACCACGACACCATCGTCCGGCCCGAAGTCAAACGACTTAGCCAGTGGGATAACGGACAGCTCAAAACCCTCCTGCAAAACACGGCGCTGAGCTTCCAAATGGAAACCGGGCTCCCCCCGCAGGACGCGCAGGTTCTCGACACGCTCGGCGCGACAACCCAATCGTTGGTGTCGAACCGTGAAAGCTTCGTCAGCCGCATCTACACCATCAAACAGGATTTGAACGCCGTGTTCGAATCATTGGACATCACATTGGATTACGAACTCACATTCCCGCAAACCGCGCAAGACATCGCATCCATCGGCGACGCCTATGGCAAGGGCGCCAACGCCGACATCCTCAAGAAGTATCAGGTGGTGTGACATGCTGGTAAAGAATCCGAATTGGAGGGCGAACGTCCGCCCAACGTCCGACGTGGCAATCATGGCTGCGGAATACGTGAACTGGGGTCGTGGTAACACAATCCTCCCATTTCAGGTCGAGTTCCTGAACAACGCCTTCCAACGCAAGAAGGACGGCACTTGGAAATACAAGCGCGTCGCATTGAACATGCCGCGTCAGAACGGCAAGACCAAAATCCTCACCGCCCCAATCCTCTACTACCTGTTCGTGCTCGGCCTGAACGTGCTCGTCACCGCGCACGAGCAGATTGCCGCCAACAAAATCATGGAAGACCTGAAGGACGCCATCGATTCCCACCCAGAACTGAAATTCGAAGTCACGCACTTCAGCACCACCATGGGACGCGAGCGCCTACAGTTGAGGAACGGCGCGTTCGTCCGGTTCCGCTCACGTAAGAGCGCTTCCGCAGGTATGGGCGGCACGTTCGATTTGGTTATCTTCGACGAGGCTCAGGAACTCCGTTCAGAATATGAGGCGATGATTACCAAGACGCTGAAGACGCGCCGCATGGCGATGATAATCTACACGGGCACGCCGTTCCTCCCATCGTCCATCGGTGACACGTTCAACGTGTTCCTTGACAACGCGGAAAACGACGACATGGCGTATGCGGTGCGCTACGGCATCGACGACGAGACGGCGGATATCGAGGACGAGCAGTTGTGGGCGCTCACCAACCCGCTCTACCCGGACGTGATCCCACGCGAAGCGTTCCTCACCGACGTGGCGATAGCCAAACAGGGCGGCGCTGACGGACTCATCGATTTTCGCATCCAAGACTTGGGCCTATGGTGGGCGGACAGCATCCCTCCTGCAATCCCGATGGACTTGTGGGACAGCGCCTACTCCGACCTGCAACATGACCGTGACACGCTCGTCTACGCGCTCACCTTCGACCCGGCCACGAGCACACTCGCCTTGTCCGTCGCAGCCAGCACCGAAGAGGTGACGGTCGGCTCGCAGCATTACGACAAGTGGGCGTACATCATCGGTGAAATCGTGGACGAGCGTCCCACCGCCGAATCATGGCAGTGGGTTTCGGACGAGCTGAAGACACGACCACGCAAGACCACGCTCATCTTGGATGCTGGCGGGTTGAACAATCCGATAAGGGACATGCTGCCACGCGGATTGAACGTCATCCAATTGAGCGGCACGGAATTCCTCGCCTCCCAGCAGGGATTCCTTGACCTGCTGGAAGAGGGCCGTTTCAAGCATACGAACAACCCTCAGTTGACCGCCGAAGTGCAGAACGCGCAGAAGCTCAAATCCGGTTCGAACGACCAATGGAAGTTCGCGCCGATACGCAAGACCGAAACCACGGCCGGGTTGAAGGGCGTCAGCATCGCCGCATGGTATCGTGGCGTCAACCGTCCGAAGGAACGTCAGGTCAGGGAGGTGATTGCCTGATGGGCAAGGATACGGGACTCTACCATCGCAACCGCACCATCCTCCGCGAGCGCACCAAACGCACTGGAGCGCCATGCTATTATTGCGGTGCGCCGTTCTATTGGGGCCGCAACACGGCACATCCGCTATCGTTTACGGCTGACCATGTGATACCGCGTGCGGCTGGCGGAAGCGACAGGATGGACAATCTCGTCCCGGCCCATATGCAGTGCAATCGAGCCAAATCAGACCACATAGCAAATCCGGCGACACGCCGGACGCGAACCGCGACGAGAAGGTGGTAGAATAAATACCGTTACGCAACAATGCGTGACTCCTCTCTTGTGATTCTGGTTAGCACAGCACCCCGTTTGACGAAAGTCAAGCGGGGTGTTATGCTATGTCTAGGAGATGGTCGGCAGACAATCGGAGCTTCGTCCGCCACGCCCATCGACCAACTCCCCAAAACGTACCGACTTGAACAGTCCAGCACAGTCGTTAAACAATGCAGGACACTACCAACGGGCAACCGTGGGGTCGAGGCGCACACAGCCGGAAACAATCGTGGTAGAGGTCGAGTCGGGGCCGCAATGCAGAATGCCGACATCATTCACCACGAAAGGCAGCCCATGTCCCTAGCGACAATCGAACTAAAGCCCGGCTTCGTTGACCGCAAGCTGATTTCCGAACAGCCAGCAGCCGGAGCCATCGCCAAGATTTCCAACAGCACCCCAATCGACCTCATCGGCACCCAGATGCAGACCATCGACTTCTCCGGCGAAATGGGCATCTTCGGCGAAGGCGCCACCGGCGAAACCGCAGCTGAAAAGAAGAAGTCTTCCAACGACGCCACCAACGGTGTCGTGACCATCAACCCCATCACCTTCTACATCTCCTATCGATTCCCGAAGAAGTTCCTCAAGCTGTTCGGCGTTGACGGCTCCTACAATCCGACCGACGCCACCTTCCGCGCCGGTTCCCCGCAGACCATGCTTCAGAGCATCCTCGCGCAGCCGTATCAGGCCGGAATTCTTGACCAGTACCGAACTTATGTGAACCGCGCAATCAGCCGCGCACTCGACTTCGCCCCCATCTTCGGCGTCAACCCGGCCACCAAGGCCGCGTCCACCGTCGCACGCACCAACGGATACGTGCTCGACAAGGCCGGAGACATCAGCTACACGCCGGGCACCGGAGCCGAAGCGGCCACCGCGTTCAAGCAGGCCGTGCGACAGGTCGCCGCACAGGGCGACGCATCCGCACAGGGCGTCACCACCTCCGCCTACCTTTCCGCAATCGGCGACGGCCTCACAGCTGGCGGCTCTCCGACCCAGTACGCCTCGGATGTTCCGCTCATTGGCAACATGGTCAACCTTGGCGGCGTCACCCTCGCAGCCTCCAACACCGTGTCCGACACCGCCGCAGCCACCGGCTCCGGCCAGCTGACCGACAAGGTGCTCGATGCGGTCATCGGCGACTTCGCCAACCGTTTCGTGTGGGGCGCAATCCCGCTGTCCGGCATCGAAGTGTTCGACTCCGGAAACCCGGACAACTCCGCCGAAGGCGACTTGGGCGCCGTCAACAAGGTGATGCTCCGCACCGAAGTCGCAATCGGCTGGGGCTTCATCGGCGGAACCGACAAGTTCTACGCCATCACCCACACCGCCTAGTGACATCACCAACACACATGGGGCGGCGTTGACGCCGCCCCATCCACCGATTGAACGTTAAACTACGAAAGGAAAATGAGATGGGCGCAAAGCAGTCTTCCGCAAACGTGACATTCTCGAAGCCGGGCACGAGTACCAACAAGTCCGGCTACATCTGGGTCGCCCCACTGGGCACCGCAATCCCCGCCGACGCCACCACCGAACTGGACGCCGCATTCGTCGGCCTCGGCTACCTGTCCGAAGACGGTCTGACCGAACCCGCATCGTTCGAACCGGGCGATGACATCGTGGCCGCTGGCGGCGATACCGTCGCACAGGCCGACCCGACGTTCTCCAAGACGTGGACCGGCACCTGCATCGAGGCGCTGAACGAAGACCTGCTCAAGGTCGCCTACGGCTCCGCCAACGTGACCGTCACCGACGCCACCTCGAGCAATGACGGCACCATCACCGTCAAGGAGCAGGCCGGAGACCTCGAACATCACGTCATCGTCATCGACGAAATGCTGAAGGGCGGCCGCAAGCGCCGCAACGTGATGGCGGACGCCACGTTCCTCATCACCGGCGACATCAGCCACGTGCATACGGCTCTCGTAAACTTCGAGTTCACCATCACCGCCTATCCGACCGCCACCCAGCCCGCACAGACCCAGTACATCACCATCCCAAAAAAGTAGCGGGGCAGACAGGTATCGAAATCACCGACATTTACGGTCACGAAGCCCCCGCAACCATTAATGTCGGTGAAAGCGTGCAACTGAAAGCTAAGGCGGTGTACTGATGGTTCAATGGTCAGCAAGCAACGATAATGCTACCGTAGACTAGAATGGCATGGTGACGGGCCGCAAAGCCGGTTCCGTCACCATCACCGCCAAGGATAACTGGTTCACGGCGACTCATACGATGACCGTCGTGGACCCGACTGTTGGCGGCGATACCACGAACATTGTAGGCAAGGCCATTGTCGGAAAGGCGGTATTATAATGGTCTACAGTAAGCAGAATTGGGCGGATGGTCAGACGATTACCGCTGCAAGCTGAATGCGATGGACGATGCCATCTTTGGCAAGCATTCCAACCGTTAAGTTAGACGGCAATATTCTCAGAGGCGTGTCAAACAAGCCTCTCAACGTGACCATGGGCGGCGAGGGAGCGTTCCCTAAGAAACTATTCACCTCCGGTCGGAACATCGTGAAGATGCCGACATCCGGCTCTGGAACAGTTGACGGCCTCCGCTACGAGTTTACCCCGGACGGCCTGAACGTTCACGGAACCGCGTCCAAGCCGCTTGGTGCAATCATTGAACTTGCCCCGCTCCTCACGGACAACCGAATCTGCCTCCCGGACGGGTTCTACCTCAACTGCAAAATAAACCTCCCCGCCAATTGCCGTATCTCCATTTGGGATGACGAGTATGTGGTGTCTCTCAAAAACCAGTCTTACGGCACTCCGATTCCCGCTACTGGCGGTTTGACGCATGTCTCGCTATGGATTGCCGGTGCCGTGGATTTTGACAGTCTTAAAATTTTCATCGTTTACGGAAAGAGCGAGTCATACGACCACCCAAATGGCACCGGCGAGGTTTACGATACCGGCGTCGAGCAAGCATTCACTGGTGCCGACTCCACCATCGTGACCGTTCCGGCGTTCGAAAACGACGATGACACCATCGTTCTTCTCACCGACAGCGAGACGCAGCCCACGTTCTCCACTGAAATCGTCGGCGGCTTCTCTTCGGTCATCGCAATGCTTGAAGCCAGCAACCCACTCTGGGGCAAGCATTACCATGCTTGCGGCGACAGCTACACGGCCGGTGCCGGTGTGACCGAGTTCGACAAGGCCACAGGCGAACCGTTGACGGCAAACTTCCTTGTCGCCAAGTACAACAACATGAAGTATACTAAGGACGCCGTTAGCGGAAGCGACATGACAAACGTGTCCGGCGCGTCGGCTCCGTTCAGTGTTGACCGCTATCTCAACATTCCAGAGGATACCGACTATTTGACTCTTCAGTTCGGCCTGAACGAGACTGTAATCGCCGGTGAAGCGTCAACGCTTGGCACAAGTGCGGACTCCACCAATACGACCATGTGGGGCGCGTACAACACCGTGTTCGAGTGGATTCTCAGGAATCGACCGAACGCCAAGGTTGGCGTCATCATCTCAGATGGTTGGATGACCGGAGCCTATGCTGACGCGCTCATTGAAATCTGCAAGTTCTGGGGCATCCCGTGGCTCGACCTCGGAGGCGACACGCAGGTGAGCCTGAACATTAACGGGCGACGGGACGGTTCGGGAATCACTCTGGGCGATACCGCGAAGTCGTTGCGCAACAATCAGTTCAGGATTTCCGACACCAATGCGCATCCGAACGCAGCGGCCAACCGTTGGCGTTACACCGCCTTGCAGGAATTCCTTCGCCGACTCTAACCAGCCCGGCATCTCGAAGGGATAACATCTCAAACCCGCACCCCACATGCCATATCACATTGACCGGCATGTGGGGTATTCTTATAGAGACAGACAACGAAAGGAAACCTAATGGCAAAACGCAAACCCACCATCACCATCGAAGACTTCAACGACGATTGGGCCGACGCCTATGCGAAACTCCTCCGCAACCGCAAATTCCAGCAGGCAATCCACTCCGAAGGCGTGGAAGACAGCTTGGAAACCGTATGGCTTATCGACAAGCTCATGCAGACCGTGCTGACCGAATCCAAGTACGAGCAGCTCATGACTGCTGTTGACGACGACATCATCGACGCATGGGAATACCTGTCGGGAAAATTGCCGACAATTACGGAACCACCGTCGAAAGACTAACCTATGCGATAAACCCCGACAAGTGGGATAGCCAAATCTTGGCCGACTTCGCAAGCCAGTATGGTAGCCCACGACAATACACCATATTGGAACGGGCGAAACTCATAGGCACGTTCGGAGCGACAGCACGACTGCTCGACGTCATCCAACAGTCAACGCTCGCCCCCTACTCCAGCAAGGGACGGAAACCGAAAAGCGTATTGCCGGAAAACCGGAAGAACACCAAGAAGGAGGATTACGAACTCGACTCGATGAATACCGAAGACATCAACGAGGCGTTGGGTCTTCACCGAAAGGAATAGCAGATGGCAAAGGGCAGCATCGCAACCGCATGGATACAGGTACTTCCATCGTTGGAAGGCTTGCAGTCCGCACTTGTCAAGGCAAGCAAGGGCGCGGTGCTCACCCCCGCCGTCCAGCCCAAACTGGCGTCAGGCACGAGCCGACTCTTCGCTTCGCACGGTTTGGGCATGTCCAGACTGTTCTCCGGCTCGTTCAACAAGAGCCTTGACCTGCAAGGCGGTGTGAAGGGCGCGCTCAGCAGCGTGTTCTCCTCCTTCGGTTCCAGTGGTCGCCGTTCGGCCGACGCTTTCGGCAATGGCTTCGCAACCCTCGACATCAACAAGTATCTGAACGCCGCAGCCGCCATCGCAGCCGTGGCATCGGTTGGCAATGCCGTCAAAAACGTCACGTCCAACATCATCGAAATGGGCAACCAGTGGGGTCAGACCACCGCCATGCTGAAAAACGCGGTGGGCGACGCCGGGGATTATAAAGGCTCGCTCGAAACGTCGTTGGAATACGCGAACAAGGTCGGTGTCGCAACGGACGATTTCATTCAGTCGGCGGCACGCCTGCGCACGCTCGCGCCGGAAGTCGTATCCAATTACGGCGACGCTGCGAAATTCACCAAACTGCTCGACATGAACATGATTAGCACGGGCGCATCCACGCAGGAAGCGTCCAGTGCCATGCGGCAGATTACCCAAGCATTGGGCAAGGGCATCGTCAACGGCGACGAGTTGAATTCCATCATGGAGAACTCGCCGCAAATCGCACGAATGCTCGCAAAGCATCTCAACGCGTCCGTGGGTGAACTGAAACAGTTGGGCAAGGAAGGCAAAATCAGTGGCCAAGCCCTCTACGATACTGTGTTGGAGAATGCGGACGCCATCGAACAGCAGTTCGCATCCATGCCCGTCACGGCAGACCGTGCGTGGAACAGCATCAAGAACACGGTCGGCGCAAGGTCGGCGGAAGCCGCCACCGCATTGTCAGCTAATCTCGGCAAGGCATTGACCGCCATCTCCAATTCGGGCATGGTGGACACGTTCGGCGAAATGCTCGCAGGATTCGTACCATTGTCGAACGCTGCCTCGGCGTTGGCTTCCACGTTCTCCAACCAGCTTGCGCCAGCCGTCAACAAGGCGTTCGACGCGCAGCAGGTCGAACAGTTCGTCAGCCCGTTGACGAATCTCATCAACCTGAACTCGCAGAACGACAACCTCCTATCCTCCATGGCCGACACGCTGAACACGGTGGGCGTCGCCGGCACTGCCGCGTTCTCCCTTTTGGCCGCCACAAACGACCGGTTCGCATCCCGCATCCCGTTCATCGGCAACGCGCTGGTGGGCGTGAAGAACACGCTCATCAAGCTTGGTTCAGGCTTCACCGGCGTGTTTGGAGCGGCGGTGTCTGCTTCGTCCGCAGTCACCGACAAGCTCGCGTCCATGGCCGACGCGATGTCGAAAACGTTGTCCGAGTCGACGAAGGCGCAGAACGCGCTAGGCAAGTTCAACGTCGCGTTCGAAGACTTGGCGACTTACGCGTTCAGTTTCGGCGAGAAGGGCGCGGCGGGCTTCAATACCGTCCAGCAGGCCGCGTCGAACCTGCGCAACGGCGTTGGACAGGCGTCCGACAATGTGAAGCTTCTGCAAAACGGTCTGAACGCGATGGGCTCCGATGCCGAAGCGCTTCCCGAAGCGTTCCTCAAAGCGTTCGAAACCCTCAACACCGAAGTGGATGCCGCCGCACGGAAGAAGGCTCCATCCCTCGTTCAGGCGTTCCGCGACATCCGTGCCGCCGCAGGCACCATCGTCGTGGATTCGAACATCTACCGTTCGCTGGACGCCGCAGGACAGGACGCCGACATCTACCGCGACAAGCTCGTGCAGGTGGGACGCGAATTCAAGGAGCTTACCGGCTTCAAGATTCCGAACGTGTTCCTCCCCTTGGTCGGCTCGGCCGTGTCCGCGTCCGACAGCATCATGCAGACGTTCGGCAACCTGAAGACCGGATTGTCCAACTATGCGTCGAACACGGCGCAGCAGTGGGCTCCGGTCAAGGAGATTCTCGTCGAAGTCTTCTCGAACGCCGCCGCATCCGTCAAAACGAAGATGGAAGTCATGCGCGCCGACATAGAGTCCGGCGTGCTCTCCATGGTCGAGAATGTGCGAGGCAAGGCGTCCGAATTCAAGGTGGCGTTCAATGAAATGCTGGACGAGACCGGAATCCGCGACACCGTGTCGAAGTTTGGGGCTGTGGTCGGCAATGGGCTTTCCACTGTCAAGGGCGTGCTCAAGTCGTTCGGTTCCGAAGCGGCATCCGTATTGTCCGAACCGTTCGACGGTCTTGCCGAAAAGGTTTTCGGCTCGTTCAAGGGGCAGAATCCGTTCGCTCCGTTGACTTCCGCCGCGAAGACTCTTGGCACCGGATTGTCCGCTACGGTTGGCGGCGCCGTGTCGCGTCTTACAGGACGGTTCGGTCCGTTGGCGTCCGCTGGAAAGACCGCGTTCGCCACCATCGGCTCCGCAGCGCTGAAAGTGTCTTCCGGCGCGTTGAAGGGCTTCGGCGTGGCTTTGAGAGGCGTTGGCACGGCAATCAGCGGGATTGGCGACATCGCATCCCGGCTTGGTGTGACCGGCGCGCTGTTCACCGGTCTGACGGCCGGATTCCAGACCCTCTTCAACCTTGACCCGTCCCAGATGACCGGCAAGTTCGATGAGTGGCAGAAGAGCCTCGACAACACGCTTACCGGCATCCAGACGAAACTGCCCGACATGGCGAGCGCGTTCGCAACCGCCCTTCCGCAGATGGTGGCGAGCGTCACGGCCGCGCTGCCGGGCATCGCCGACGCGCTCATGAGCGCCGGACAGACGCTCGCGCCAGCGTTGATGACGATATTGCCGGAAATCACGCAAGCGTTCTCCGACATGTTCGCCCAACTACCCAGCCTCATCTCCACGTATGGACAGCCACTGCTGGAAACATTCGGAACGTTGTTCGCGACATTGGCGGACCAGATTCCGTCGCTCCTGACATCGCTCGGCCAGTCATTGCTGGCTGGCATTCAGACCGCGTTCAGCGCAATCAGTGACAATAGCGGCGCCATCGCCGGGTTCATCAGCGGATTCGGCGCGTCCTTGGCTTCCGGCCTTCAAACGTTGGGCGCCACCATCGTGGCCGTGCTCCCCTCCATCGGTCAAAGCATTGCCTCCGCGTTGCCGACGCTGATTCCAGCGCTGATATCCGCCCTTACGGGCGTGATAACGTCGCTTGCATCCGCATTGCCGGGCATCGCCATCGCCATCATCAACCAGCTGCCCGCAATCATCGGCGGGTTGGCTACCGGTATCGCCAACGGTCTGCCCACGCTGTTGAACGCCTTCGTCAGCGTGGTGTCCAACATCGCCTCGAACTTCCCGGGCATTTTCATGGCCCTTGTGGGTGCTATTCCCGGGATTATCAGGAACATCGCCCAACCGTTCTCCGGGTTGGCCGGTCAGATTCTCGGCTTTATCAAAGGCATTCCGGCCAAAATCAAGGGCCTGTTCGCAGATGCTGGCTCGTGGCTGCTCAACTCCGGCGCGGCGTTGATGAACGGTTTAAAGCAGGGCATCCTTAACGCTGTCGAAGGCGTGAAAAGCGCGGTCAGTGGCGCGTTGCAGAAGATTCGAGACTTCTTCCCGTTCTCTCCTGCCAAGGTCGGCCCGTTCTCCGGCTCCGGCTACACCAGCGTGTCCGGCGAGCATCTTATGCGCGACTTCGGCAAGGCCATCGGCGCCCAAGGCGCGTTCGTGCGCGGTCAGGTCGATGGCGTGCTCGATTCATTGGATTTCGACCGGATTGATTCGGCCAATCTTGGCATGGTGTCGTCTCCGCGTCTTAAAGACTATACTGGAATGGTGTCGGCGGCACAGCCCACCGGCGGCGTCCACATCGACAATGTGGTGGCAAGCCCGTTGAGCGACGTGGAGCTGGTGGCCCGCCGATTCGGATACGCTTTGAACAATGAGATGATTGGAAGTGTCAGACCTTGAGCACGATAACCGTCACCGTTGGTGACATCACGCTTTACGGCGACGCCGGACACGAGTTCACGCTGGTGTCAATGAGCGGTTTCGACGATTTGCCGTCAGCCAAGACCGAGCAGGACGCTTGGGCTGGGGCCGACGGCAACGCCGTTCCCGGCGCGACATATTATGAAGGGCGCACCATCACCGTCAACGGATACTATTCGACCGGCACGGTCGAGGATACGGATGAGATGATGCGCCGTCTCCGAGGCATGGCCGGACGTCTGGTGCCTGTCACCGTGCAGAAAGGTGCTGGCGTCGCATTGTCGTGCGATGCGGAACTCAGGTCGATGACCGTGGACGAATACCGGTATCGCGGCAAGGCCGCGTTCCAGATTGGCCTACTCGCGCCATCCCCCTACCTGTATGGGCCGCTGCGCTCGCAGACGGTCGGCGCGCCGACGGACGGCGAAGGCATCACCGACCCGCTGCTCAACCCGCTGACGGAAGGTGAGGTCGGCAATCCGGGACGTGTCGCCATCACAGGAAGCGGTTTCGCTCCGACTCATCTTGTCGTGAAAATCAGAGGCGGATTGTCCGAAGGCGTGCGCATCCACTGCGTCGAGACCGGTGAAGCGGTTGAATTCCACCGTCAAATCAACCCTGACGAGACGATGGTGTTCGACTTCGACAATGAGCGCGTACTGTTCCAGAACCAGTCGGATTTGAGCATGTTCCTCACCGAAGAGAACTGGTTCCGCCCTATGGGTGGTGCGACGATACAGTTCACGCCGTTGGGCGTGCAGTCCGGCACGCCGTCGATGACGGTCGAATGGAAGGAGGCTTGGAGATGAAAATCTATCTCGCAGACCTGTTGACCGGACGCCGCATCATCCCGCTGCCGCATACTTCCGCCGAATGGGAGATGAAGCTGAACGACACGGATTCACTTACGGTGAAGGTGCCTATTTACGCAAGCTCGGATGATACGAGGCTGCAATACATCGCCAACGATGCGCGACTGTTGGACTTGAGGAACACCGCCGCCATCGGCAAGACGGTCATGGTCGCCGAAGACGATGGTCTGACGGTCGGCGGCGTGCTCATGCGTCGTGACTATGACGCCGACTCTGGCATTCTCACCTTGGTGGCGTCCGGCATGTGGACGTACTTCGACCATAGGACTATTCTTCCGGCGAAGGCGATGGGCAAAAGCCTCGTCAAGTCGGACGGTTCGCCTGACCCGCAATACGACACGTCGTACAGGAACGTCACATGGAACACGGTCGCACGCAATCTCGTCGAACAGGCCATGAGCTGGCCGCACAGCAATGTGCCCGTCGTGTTGGAAACTGCGGAGACAGGCAAGTCCGAAGCGAACTATCAGGCCGTGGACCTCAACTATGTGGGCGAGGTGCTGACGAACATCACGAACTATCAGAACGGTTGCGACATCGGATTCTTCCCCACGCGCACGGCTGACGGATTGGGGTACGAGTGGCATATGAAGACCGGGCATCCATTGCTCGGCGGCGAAACACACTATTTCAGCGCGTCCGCCATGCAGCCGGGCATCGCATCATTGTCCGCGACGGATGATGGAGACAAGCTCGCCTCCCTGCAATGGTTCACGTCAGGCAAATCCGATGACAAGACCCTCGTCGTGTCCGCCTATACGGACATTCTGGAGAAGGCGGGCGCTCCGATATGGGAGAGCGTGGACTCCAGCCATTCGACGGTCAAATTGCAGAACACGTTGCAGGCGTACGCGAACGAGGCCGCAGCCGTCTACTGGCAGCCGGTATCGTCCACTGAGGCGAAAGTGCATCGCGGATACCTGCATTCCGTGAACCAGACGCTCGCCAATTATACGGTGGGCGATTACATCAGGTTCACGACGAAGGGCGACTGGTATTATGTGGATGGCGCGCATACGCGGCGCATCACCGGCATCAAGGCCGATGAAAGTTCGAATTGGATTACGTTCACGTTGGGAGACGTGTTCGACGGTGTGAAAGTGACGGTGGAATAATGGAAATCGTAGTGCATCAGGGCGAGTCGACGGACGGCGCCGCACCCGTCTCCGACGATGGTGACGTGCTCAACGTGAAGAACCCGGCTCAGGAGACCAACAAGCTCGTGTCCACGCTGAACGAGTACGGCCGACGCCTACGCGAACTGGAGAAGCCTTCCGGCTCGCAGTTGACTCAGGCGATTCAGAAGGTGTTGGACATCAGCGCGAACATCGACCAAACGGTAGCCGCGTCCATCAACAGGAACTCGTATGACCGTGCAACCATCGACGCGAAATGCAATGCGTGGAATTGGGGTGTATTGTCTCCGGGCCGTGGCGGCACGAATACGACAAACGCCTATAACAACGTGTTTTCAGCGGGCTCGTGGCGTGCGGCGTGGGTATTGTCGGACGGCACGATGGGTACGGCTCAGTCCAGCCGCAAGGTGAAGCAGGACTTCATAATGCCGGATATCACGTTGGAGCAGATGCGTGCCGTGGATTGGACGCTCTACAGGTTCATCGACGATGTGAACCGGAACGGCGATGATGCGGCCATCCACATCGGCATGATTGCCGAAGAGCTGGACGACAACGGCTTGGGGCAGTTCGTCGAGTATAATGATGATTACGAGCCTGTCGGCATCAACTATCCGATGCTGGGCGTGTGGGCGATACATGAGGCCCATCTCGCCCATGACCGCATCGACCGGCTTGAGGAACGTTTGAAAGCGTTGGAAGGAAAGATTGATAATGACGTTGAGGAATAGTCTGTTCGCGGTGTCCGGCAAGGCGTCGTTTTTGGATGCTCGCCGTGACATGAGCGGCCTGTTCGTCTGCGATAAGACCACGATGATGCCGATTGCAGGCATCCTCGACCGTTCGCAGGACAACCTCGTGACTGGCCGCAGCGATTCCATGAGCGTGACGGTGCATCCGTTCAACGCGGTGCTGAACCGTTACGGCGCGCTGCTTATCCAGAACGATGGAGACGTGAAGGTGCCGTTAAGCGCGGCTCCGTCCGCGAATTCGCGTATCGACGTGGTGTATGTGAAGCAGAACGAGACGCGCTCGCCGATTTCGGACGGTTCGGATGTTCCGGAGTTCGGCGTGGTTAATGGTGTCGCTGCGGCGACGCCTGTCGCACCCAGTGTTCCAGATGGCGCTTTGGCCTTGGCCCAAGTGCTGCTTCCGGCTGGCGTGTCGAATACGGCTGCCGCTGGTGTGGTCATCACGCAGACGTATATCGGCGCGGCGATGAAGGGTGACACGCTCCGGGTGCAGACTTCCGCCCAGCGCGACGCTCTGACCGGCGTGCCTGAAGGCACGTTGTTGCATAATGTGGCCGATGGTTGCGATTATGTCAGACATGACAACGCTTGGATGCCTTACAGCGGGCAAATGATTAAAATTGCTCTACCGTTTTTCGATGGAAATTTCCTCACGTTGGTGATGTCGAACGGTGTCGTATATGCGACTGGTTCCGGTGGCCCGAAGAAGGGTGTGAACGAGTCGAATATGTACGACAAGAAAGGTAATGAAACCGTTCCTATCGGCTGGCGTCCGAAAAATCCAGCAATCATCGACGGATTGAATCACACTGATTTGCAGCCGTACGCATGTGTTGTCAGACCGGATGGGGCTATGTACGTGTTTGGCTCATGTCGCTATGGAGTACACATGAATGTTTCAGGCTCTTGGCCAACAATCTGACATAACATAAAGCTCCTCAAAACGAGGGGCTTCGCTTTAATTGTAGCCAAACGTGATATAGCCGAAGGATAGCGACTTGTCCCAAGTGTCATCTTCACGTCTGACATAATCTCAATCATCGGCTAGAATAGTGCCATATGAGCACTGACATCATCGTCGCCCTAGTGACCGGACTATGCGCCATTGTGGTCGCGGCCGTCACTTGGGCGCAGAACAGACGCGGCGATTTGAGCGAAGCCTATCGGCGGCTCTCGGAAGCCCAATTGAACATGCAGCAGGAAATCGACCGGCAGGACGAAAAGCTTGCCGCGCTCATCCGCGAGCGCGGCGAACTCCGCTATCAGGACGATTTGAAGACCTCGTACATTCGGGCGATAGGGCATTGGCTGGGAGAACTCTGCAATATTCTCGACCCTGAGTTTCTGAAACGGCATCCTAAGCCGAGTCTCCCCGACGCGTTGAGGAGTACAATAGAACCGTTGACAGACACCAACAGTAAGGAGCAGTGAATATTGTTCACTAAGGATTTTTGGGTTGACACGCTGGAGCGTGCAATCCGCACCGCATGTCAGGCCGCATTGTCGGCTGGCGTGGTCGGCGGCGTCGGCCTGTTCGAAGTGGATTGGCTGAACGTCTGCGGCATCGCCTTGGTCGCGGCCATCGCCAGCGTGCTGACGAGCGTCGCTTCGAGCGGCAAGACCGATTCAATCAGTCCGGCTTCCTTCGCAATGTCCGACAGGGCGAAGGTGACCGGCAAGCATATTGCAGGCAATGAAATGGAGGTTTCAGAATAATGAGGATTGTGGATATCAGCAATTGGAAGGCCGATTGCGACGTTTCCAAGATTGACGCCGATGGCGTCGTTGTCCAGTGCACTTGGGGCGCAGGCGAATGTTCGAACGATTATGGTCTGGTGAATTCCGTGTGGATTGGCGCGGATGCGAAGATTCAGGCAGCAGCAGCCCGTGGCATGGCGGTCGGATACATGCACTATATCCGTGGCGTGGGCGCTTCAGCGGAAGCGTATTTCTTCGCCGAACACACTAAGGGCTATCTGAAGAAGTTCGTTCCGGCCATTGACTGGGAGGCGGACGATAACGCCGCTTGGGGCAACCGCGCCTATCTCGACGAATTCCTCTACCAGTACATTCGACTGACCGGAGTGAAGCCGCTCGTGTATGCTTCGCGTTCCGAAATCCCGTTCATCAAGGATATCTGCGCCAAGCATGATTGCGGCATTTGGGAGGCGTGCTACGCGTCCATGGATGCGGTCGGCTGGCAGGACGCCAACTCGATTTGGTCGTATGTGGCGTATCCGATGCGACAGTACACTCCGAACGGTCATATCGGCGGCTACGCCGGTTCGCTTGATTTGAACTATTTCGCTGGTGATAAGACAGCTTGGGACAAGTATGCCGGTGTGGGGGCGAACACTCCTGTGAACCCGGCTCCGGCCCCGGTGGTTTCTCCTTCTCCGACTGTGGTCCCCACCACGTATGAGGTGGTTGTCGATGCGTTGAACGTGCGTACCGAACCGTCGTTGAATGGGCAGGTCGTGGCCTGTTACGGTCGCGGCGGTAAGGTCGTGTTGGATGGTTGGGGCGTTTATGCTGACGGCTTCCTGTGGGGTCGTTATGTCGGCGCTTCTTCGGGCCAGCTAAGGTATATCGCAATCGGCACTGAGTCCGGCAGCGACTGGTATTTGACAATGTGCCGTTAGTCTGATACGATAAGGACTGTTGGAAGTTATTCCAACGGCCCTCCTTTGGTTTCTCCCAAGCCCCCGCACGGTGACTCATGCGGGGGCTTTCTCTTTAATCATCCGACAGTACGCATATCACATCCGCCACGATGGCCATAGCCACGTATACGATGAAAACGCGCGTGTTCCACGCGCCGCTTACCAGCATGATGGTTGCGACGAACCCAAGCAGGATGATGGTGCAGACGACGAACTTCAGGGTTTCCATCAGAACTTGTCACCTTGCCTTTCCTTCTCATTCGTCACCGCGCAGCCTCCAACATTTCGTGCAATATCCGTTGTATAGCCACATCTCTTTCGTGGTGAGTTTTTTCAGGCAATGCTTGCATCGCTTCGGGTCGAGGTGGGCCAGTGCTCTAATAACACTCATCTGTATCCTCCATTCTTTCCTGTCCGTTCTTGTCCGTCGACACCGGGTCGATTTCCTGCTTGCAGGCTTCGCACGGCATTTCCGGATACCATTTCTCCAACGTCATATATCGCCCGCAGTTCAGGCATTGACGAAGCAGTCTGATACTCATATCATACCTCTACAGCCGGTTGTGGGGCGTTCTGATGCTGATAGTGGCCGACCATGCCGTAAGGTTTCATCGAGGCGGCGTTCAGGTATCCGAACGACACTTGGCCGATTCTCATGCCGGGCTTCAGCATGATGGGGAAACTGTTCTCGTTCTTCAACTCGACGGTGATGGTTCCGATGAATCCGGCGTCGATGAAGCCTGCGGTCACGTGTGTGCAGAGTCCGAGTCGGCCAAGGCTGCTTTTCCCGTCGAATCGTGCCATCATGTTGTCTGGGAGGCTGATTTTCTCCACGGTTGCGCCTAGGACGAACTGTCCGGGCTGAAGCATGTAGTGTCCGTCGATTTTGACGGGCTCGGTGTGAACACCGTGCAGTGCGTGGTCTCCGCCGTCAGCGTAACCGTCTTCCGCATCCATGGTGAAGATAAGGATGGTGTCCTGCAAGGTCACGTCATACGAGTTGGGGTTCAACTGTTTTGACGTGTACGGCAGGATGAGGTCTCGATATTCCACGAACCGTTCGATGGTGATGTCGTTCAGCATTTTTTCTCCTTACTCGTTGCAAAGGCGCTGCAACAGTTCCTTGTCGCTCATCGGTTTGATTTCATACAGGTACATTGCGCATGCGGATGGGTTTTCCATATTCGCTTCAGCCGGGAACCGTTCTTTGAGTTCCTGCACGGTCATGCCGGTCAGCTTAGCGAACATGCTCCACGTCCAAGGGCTGGCCTCATAGTCGCCGAACGGGGTCGTTTCGAGGATGACGGCGTTGCCGAGATGCGTTCCCGTGAAAGCGTCCGTGAATACGAAGGCCACAGTCTCATATGGCGACATGGATTCGCGCACCATGAAGTTTGTTTCCCCGGATTTTATCTTCCGCCATTCCTCACGGCCCACTTTCAGCCGCGTCACAGTGCGGTTATCGCTGGTCATTTTGCCTTCCTTCCTGCATGAACGCCAATGCTATCACAAGATAGGCGATGGCATCCAGATACGAGTCTTCCTTGGTGCGGTCGTGTTTGATGCGTTCGATTTTCAGCTCGGCCATCATGATTAGTTCGGCCATCATGATTGCGACTTCCGCGGCAGCGCAGTCGAACCATCGTTTGGAAATGTTCTGGAACATGGTTCGTGGATTGCTGTATTCTTCGGCTTTCTCACCGGTGAGCATGTTGTTCACATGGATGAGGTTGTCGGCGATGCGCGCGTAGATGTTTGCGTTTTTCACAACCGGCGGGTCGATGGGGGTGTCACTGGGTGTTTTCGACCCGTGATTGGCGGCTGGAATCGCCTTGTTGACGCGTTCCATCACGTCATCCCAACTGTTGTTCTGTCTTGATGATGTCATCGAGTGTTTTCCTTCCTTCTATCACGTCCATGACCTTGCGGTTCCATGGCGTGTCCGGTACGAGTATGCGATGCTGCCCCTGATAGGGGCTGCCGCGTCGAACCAGTCTTCTGTTGGCCTGCTCCCAATCGGCGTATGTCCATGGAAGGTCGAGCCATATCTGATCTTTGATGAGATGCTGCAAGCCGTCCACGCCGGTGCCCATTGACTGCGGGTTGGCGACTATGAGCCGGTATCCTTCCCGTTCTTGGTCGGTCATGGCGAGGAATGTCTTCGCGTCCGTGCATGGCGTCCAAGTCCGGTAGATTTCGTCTCTTACCGCTTTGAACCGCGTCCATACGAGCAGTGGTGTCGGGTCTTCGCGTCTCTTGGCTTCATCGTAGACTGCCTTGAGTTTGGATACGCCGAACCAGTAGGATTCTCCACGGTCTTCGGTCTTGTAGGCGAAGCCGTCGTCGAGTTGGGCGAGTTTGACGGCTGCGGCGCTCGCGCTTGCCGCGTACACGTCTTCGGCGAGCTGGTGGGTGTTCATCCACTGTTCGAGCGCCGCATCCTCCTGTTCGGTTTTCGGCGAGGGGAGCCATTCGGTTTGCGGAAGCTGGTTACCGCCACGTCGGATGTCCAACACGAGCTTTTGCAGCTGTCTGCACGCTTCCTCGACCATGGGCTGGGAATACGTGTATTTGACCACTGTGCGCCCTTGCACGCTCATCGTGTAGGGTTTACCGTATCGCATCCTGAAAGCCCCTAGAGTACGCCAAGAATCGCCTAATAGGGCCGTCCTGTCCTTGGCGTGTGGATACATGACAACGGTCTGCCCGTACAGGTCTTCCAAATCCTTCGGAGCGGGCGTGCCGGTCAGCATCAGCACGTCCTTGGCAAGGTCACTGATGCCTTTCACGACTTTGGAACGTCCGCTCCTAGGATTCTTCACCATGTGGCTTTCATCCACGATGAGACTGAAACCGTCCGGCACTCCGCCAAGCTTGGCGGCCATGTTGTAGGACACCACGAGGAAACGGTGGTCTTCCGGCCAGCCATGCTTGCGGTAGTCTTCGATGGTCAGAGCCTTGCCGTGAGACCATTGGCTGATTTGCGGCAGCCAAGCGGTCTTCACGACGCTTGCCGGACAGATGACGAGGATATGCTCCGCATCATCCAGCAGGTCCATGCTGCGCTTCGTCTTGCCTGTTCCTGCCTCGTCGAAGATGAAGGCCCTCACTGCGTGTCCTTCCCGTGCTCGGCCTCCCATGCGGCTATGCGCTCGCGTCCTTCAGGCGTCTGCTTCCATCTGCGCCATGTCGTATAGCTGACGCCATGCTCTTTCATGAACTTCGCCTGCCATTTGCGGCATGCGGCCCCGCATGCCTCACGATGCTGCTGCCGGTACAGCACCCAATAGGCGAGCATTCTCTCGTGGTTCTCGTTCATCCACTTCTTTTTAAGCTTCCGCTTATGCTCCACTTTCTTAGGTGTCATGTCGGCATAGCGGGTGACGGTCTTCTTTTTTTTGGCGGGGGGCATTGGCTTCTGTTGGCGCATCTTTTCGATTTCGGCCCGGGCGCCTTCGTCAAGCCAGTCGAAGATGCTGTCATTCATGGTTTCCTTCGTGATGGTTGATGGTGTCGATGATGCCTTTGACCACGCCTGTGAGGATGAGGATGGCCGCCGTGGTGCCAAGCACGGACAGGACGGCTGCGAATATGTACAGGCAGTTCATCATGAACTCATGCATTTTTCCTCTCCTTCACCACGCTAAGTCGCGTGGTCGATGATGTTTTCTGGAATGGGGTCAGGTCTGCTGGATGCTGGCTGAAATACGCCTTGTAGTCGGTGGTTGTGCGCGTGGTTTCCGCCAGTCGTGCGACGTGCCCATCGCATGCCACTCGTTCGCCGGGGTGTTCGTTCAGCCATGTGGCGAGCTTTTCCTTCAGCGCCTCGTACCTGTCTTTCGCTTCCAACAGGTCGGCCAACAGTTGTCGTCCGCCATTGTCCGCGTCCGTTGGATGCGCCGCGCGCTCGTATTCCGCCGCATGCTTCTCCAGTGCATCCGTGTCCATCACGTTGGAAACGGTTACGATGTCGAGCGTTTCCTTGATTCGCTTGGTGATGGAGTCGGGGCTCAGTGTCTCCCATGACGGGGGGCGTTGCGCGTAGATGATTTCCGCATAATCCGTGTCCATCATGCGGGCTTCTATCTGAGCTTGTGCCGAGTATTGGCTGTGCTGTTCGGATGTGAGGAACGCATAGGAGGTTTTGCTTCCGGTTTTCACTTCGACGGTGTGCAGGAAGCCTCCATGGTCTCGGTATGCGGCGTCCAGTGAGACGTGCAGGCGTCCGTCGGTGTAGAAGCTGTTGTCGTACCATGCGAGCTGTCCGTTTTTCAGCTGGCTAACCGGAGTGTTCTTGCTGGCGACGTCCAGCTTTAGGTGCTCCGCATACAGTTTGACGAGCATTGGCTCCCAGATGCTGCCGAACCGTAATGCCGACTGCACGGCGGGGACGTCGGGGGGGGGTGATGGCAGCTGTCCTGTGGCGATGAAATGCGCGAGACTGGACGCGCCTATCGTTTCCTCGCGGGCTTTGAGCCATGTCTCACGGTCTTGGAAGACCTTGTATGTCAGATTTTCTTTGTCCATTTCATTTTTCCTTCCGAATCGACGATGAGAATTTCGTGGTACGTGTTCGTCAGGTCAACCAGGTTCCTGTAGAGCAGGATGGTGTCGACGGCCTTCATGCCGTATAGGAGCATGACGTTCGCGTTGTGTTCGGCGAGCGTTTTGAGTTCGCGGCATTGGTCCGGGCTTGGCTTTCCCACCGTGCGCTTCAGTTCGATGAACCATACATTGCCGAGCGGGTCGACGGCGGTCACGTCGGGGAACCCGTTGCGTGAGCGTCCTTCCGTTTTCTGCACGTACCATCCTTGCTGTTCCAAGGTTCTGATAAGACGGTTTTGGATGGTTGATTCCAATGGTTCCGGCTTGTGGTCATTCAGTTTCGGCATTGGCGTTCTCCTTGATTCTTACCGCGCTGACCCATACCGTGTATGTGCCGTCCGGCTTTCGGCGTGCGACTGCGGCGTAGTCGACGTTTGGATCGGTCCATGAGGTGATGTGTTTGCGGATATGGTAGGCGGTGGCGTTCGCGGTGGTGCGTTTCTTGTATGAACGGTATTCAGCCCATCGGCCTAGATTGCATTTAAGCATCGCATTGAATGCGGTGTCTACCCGGCTGTTGGCGGGGGGGGTGTCTAGGAATTCCCTCATTCGTTTTCCTTCGGTTTGAAATATGCGGGCATGATTGACTTCGGTATGATTTTGCCTTCGCGTTCCAACCGTTTCGCGCGGGGGAACAGCCAGCCGCGCGACACGTTGAGCGCACGCGCGGCTTGGTCGATGCTCAGGCAGGTGGTGAGTTCGTCAATCAGCGTGTCATCACTGTAGTTGATTGGCGCGTTCATGGGTGGCTAGAATTCCAGGTCCGATTCTTCGACGTCCTCGTCGTCGACGGTCAGCTGCTGATATACGCCGAACTTGTGGGGGGAGGGGGTGTTGTTCTTTTCGACTCGCAGCAGTTGCACGCCGGTCAGGAAGTATGTGAGCTTGCCTTCCTTCGTGTTGCCGATTTTGAACGCCACGTTGGCAAGCGTGCCGTCGCCCGGCTCTTCGGCCAGTTCCATGTCATTGGCGTTTTGGTCTACGATGCTTGGCTTCCACTTGGACGAGAGGTTGACAAGCCACTTGCCGTGCTGGGGCTGCGTGCCGTCCTTTAGGGTGACTAAGTCACCGTCCTTGTAACGGAGGTTGTCGCCGTTGGCGCGGACGCCCAGCTGTTTCGCCGCCGCTACGAGTTCCTTATGCACGTCGCCGTTCTTGGGGAAAGCGAGCTGCAATTGGTAGTTTGCTTCGATGCCGCGCTGCTTCGCCGAGTCGGACTGATACTTGTCTTTGATGTGTACGAATTGGATTTTGCCTACCGCTTCGATTTCGAGCATGTCGTTTGCCATTGTTTTTCCTTTCGTTGGTTTTGGTTAGTTGAATTCTTCAGTGAGGGAGGGGCGTGGGAGTGTTTTGCCGTCGTCGTCCATGACGGTTGTGAGTCCAAGCAGGTGGGTTAGGGCATAGCGTCGATAGTAGGTTTCGAAGCTGCCGACCTGTTGGGCTGCGGTAGCGGGATAAGTGTAGCTGCTGCTCGCCGCCTCGCCGTGCTTCACCATGTCCAAGAGGTTTTCGCACTCGTGCGCGGACTCGTAGACGGCCACGGTCAGAGTGTTGTATACGGTTGGCATGTCCGTTTGCGCTCCGACTATCTCGCTCGCGCATACGGCGGTCCAGCCTAGGCCATGTTCTTCCATGCTGTCCTTGACGAGCTGCCATACGTCGTCCAGTGTGGCGTACTTGTATCCGTATCCTTCTGTTGTGCGTTTGACGGCTTCCACCGACTGCTGCACTTCCGCGATTCTGGTGAACACGTCGTGTCGTTTATCGTTCTCCATTGTCGTTGCTCCTTCTTTTGAGTTCGTTTTCGATTAGCGTCTCGTTTATGGCGAACCGGTATGAGTATTCCACGAGGTCGTCGAAGTCGCTTTGGGTGTGGGGCGTGTGTTCGTTGATTGCGTGTCTGGCTATGTCGGCAAGGTTTTCGTCCGTCGGGTTCGACTTGTACTCGTCGATGCGGTCCTGCCACACGTCGTGGCGTCCTTGCAGCCATGCGGCGAGTGCGTTTTGGTAGTCTTTGGCCATGTATGGTGCCGCCATGTCGTATACGATTATGGTTGTCACCGCGTCGATTCCTGCGTTGAGCGTCCTGTCTGGCAGGTAGGTGAGGAACGTTTCTACTCTATTGTGGAAGTATTCTGAAGTTTCCATTTTTTTTGCCTCATTATTTATTATATCATGGTGTGCCGTGCGACACGACCGAAGACTTGTCGACCGTTTTGCGGTTCGGTCGGCCATCGCGGCCGCCGTCCCTTGGTGGAATGGCCGACATGTCTCGTGCCCCTGCGGGACTCGAACCCGCATGTGTGCCGCTGGGGCCGGATGGTCAGGCGGTCGATCATCCTGAACGTCTCCGCGCCCTCGCGGACCATCGCGGTAACGGTCGGCGTGTCGATGTGCACGATGTGGTCGGCGAGCGGCACGAACCGTCGCCCTTTGTTGCGGTGATGCTGCCGTTGCGGATGAGCCTCAGTTCGTACCCGCCATGTTGTCGATGAAAGTCTGCTTGTCCATTTCAGGTTGGTGCTTTCAGCATACCACTTTATATACTGTCGCAATGTCGGCGCGTCGCGTCACAGTTCACTGAGAACGTACACTTTGCGCCATGCCGTCCCAACGCCGTCAATCGGGTTGCCGTCCCTGACGGCCTTGCGTAGCCACGACAGCGTGACGCCGTGGAACGTGTCGTCGGTCTGGGCGAGGAACTCCTTGACGTGCCTCAACGTGGTGGCGCTCAGGCATCCCATGCCGATTTCCACGGCGTATGTCGTGATGTCTTCGTCGGAGTATGTCGGCGTGACCTTGGCGACGACCGTGCCATACGACTTGAGAACAAGCTGCGTGCCGTGTTCGGTGTCCCAGCGTTCGACGAACGCCTTGCCGTGGAAGGACTGGCGCGAGTCGTACAGCGGCTGCAATTCGAAGGTTCCAAGATAATCACTCATTTCAATCACTCCTTGTGGTTCGGTTGGTTGGTTTGGTTCAGGCGATGGGCTGGGGCATGCCGCCTCAGGCGTGAGCACGCCCTCGTGATGGTGGTAGAGGTCTCCGGTCGAGGTGAGGAAGTGGCCCTCCCCGCCTCGGATGTGGCCTTTGCCGCTGAGTCTCTTGTTCATTTGGTCACTCCTTTGGTTGATGGTTCTAATATACCGCACTTGGCGTTGGCCGTCAAGTGCGGCGTGTCGCGTTCAGATGGAGGCGGCCCGGACGCCCTCAAGTTCCGCATACGCCTTCGGATGGTTCGTGGTGGTCAGTGGCGTGAGCTCGCCCTCGTGGTAGGCGTAGACCTCCCCGGCCGTGGTGACGAACACCCCCTCGCCGTTCCTGATGTAGCCCTTGCCGTTCAGTGCCTTGTGCATTTCCCTCCTTGTTTGGTTGATGGTTCTAGTATACCGAACTTGACACCATGCGTCAAGTCGGCGTGTCGTGAGAACGGTTCTCAATAACAGGAGCGAGCGCGAACCCAGCCAACGCATGAACCCGGTCAATAGACGAACGCCGTTGATATGCGAACACGGTTAATGCGTGAACGCCGTCAACACATGAACGCCGTCAACACATGAACGCCGTCAACACATGAACGCCGTCAACACATGAACACGG